TGCGGGGACATCGTGTCGGCCAAGGCCGCCATCAAGTCCGACCGCATGAAGAAGCTGCTCAACCACTACCACGAAGCCCTGTCCGAAGACGGCGCCACGAAGATTAGCCTGCAAGCCTACGCCGCCGCCGGCGGATGGGTCGGCATCACCTACTCCTACGAGGCGCGCTTCGAGATCGCCGGCTCCCAAGTCCCGAGACGCGTATGACCATGTATCCCTATAATGCCCATAATATGACCATGGTCATTCCTGTCTCAAAGTTTGCTGATCTTCACGTTAAAATTAAAAGCATGGAGCAAGAGAACGCCCGGCTCAAGGCCGAGAACGCCAGGCTCATAAAGGCCACCGATGCGATGGCTGATGCCATTGACATCTATCGACGATGGAGACGACTGCCCGGAGACGAACCTTTCCGTGATGCTCTCAATCTGGTCATCGACGCCATGAAGGAGGGGAAGCAGCCATGAGCGACTTTACCATCGCAGTCTTTCACTTCCAACTGTTTGTAATTCAGTTTATTCTTTTGCGTATCCTGTTCGCATTGGAGGGCAAGCCCCGTGCATAAGCCCATGCGCCCCTTCTCCATCGTCGCCCTGCTGCTCCTCGGCTTCAACGCCGCGGCCGCAGCTGAGGCCACCCTGCTCGAATGCATCGCCGTCGTCGAGTCCGGCCAGAACCGCAAGGCCGTCGGCAAGGCCGGCGAACGCGGGATGTATCAGGTCGGCAAGGCCGCTTGGGACGACGCAAACGAGCGCCTTAAGAGGGAAGGCCATTACCACTTCCAGTGGTCGAAGTGGCGCAACCCGACCGCCCAGGACATGATCGCGGCCGCCCACCTCCGAACGATCCGCGACAACTTCAAGCGCATCGGCAAGCCCGACCCGACCCCAGAACAACTCGCCCTGGTCTGGAACGTCGGCTGGTCAGGAGCCGTCTCCCGGCGCTTCGCCCCGAACGACTACGCCCTCCGCGTCGGCAATTTATTCCGCTCGCAAAAGGTTTTGAGCCGTTGAAAGTTTCGACCATGGCTCACATGGTTATCGCTGTCGACCCCGGTGCAAATGGCGCCTTCGTCTGGTCGGTCGACGGCTTCGGCGTCGAGACGCGCAAGATGCCCGGCTCCGATGTCGAGATCTGCGAGCTCATGGCCGAGCTCTCGTGCAAGGCGAAGTCCGTCGCCCTGTTCCTAGAGACGCCGTCCGTCGCCGGCTACGGCCCGAAGATACCCGGCGCATCAATCGCCAAGCTTCAATTCAACGTCGGCGTGATCTACGGCGCTTCCGTCGCGATGGGCTGGCAAGTCCGCCGCATCGACCCGAAGGCCTGGCAGCGCACTCACCCCGTCGGCAAGAAGGCCGACCACGGCTCCAATTGGAAGCGGCATTTGAAGGGGCGGGCGAAAGAGCTCTTCCCGCAGACCGATGTCTACGACTGGAACGCCGACGCCCTCCTCATCTACGACTCCGCCATCCGCGGCGTCATCAACTGACCCCTTTCCCACCTATGAAGAAAAACACCCTCTCCCCGAACGCCGAGATCAGGCTCATCCCTGGCACGCAGTACATCCTGCTGCCGGACATGAAGGTCGCCCGACTCCTCACGCCCACCGTCCGCCCCTCCGGCGACAACTACAACCTCCGCATCGACGGCCGCACCCGTCAGTTCACGCTCGAGGCCATCAAGGCCATCATCGCCGGCGCCGACCCCTCCACCGTCGGCAACAAGTAATGACCTACAAACGTTACAGCATCTTCCTTTCAAAGGATAACAAGACCGGACAAGTTAGTTATGCTTTCGAGGATGCACAGGCTGAGGCCGAAATGCACGGCACTCGTCTTTATTGCTTCCCGAACGGCTGCTTTCTGACCATCGAGAACGCCGCCGACGCGATCACTGTCTGCTCTCTTCTTAACCAAATCGAAAAGACCTCATCCAAATAACTTCCCACATGAGCACCACGCCCAAAACCCAGTCCGCCACCGCTGACCTCGTCGCCGCCCTCGCGCAGCTCGACAACGTCAAAGCCAACAAGGTCGTTAAGGCCAACTTCACCGCCAAGTACGTCTCCCTTGACGCGCTGCTGGACGCCGTGAAGCCCGTCCTCCTCGACCATAACCTCGCCCTCATCCAGACCCTCGTCTCCCAGGAGGGCAAGATCGGCGTATCGACCGCCTTCCTGCACACCTCCGGCGAGCGCTTCGACTTCGGCACGCTCCTGATGAAGGCCGAAGGCCTGACCGCCCAGCAGGTCGGCGGCCTGATCACCTACGCCCGACGGATGTCGGTCAGCACGGCCTGCGGCATCAGTGTCGACCTGGACGACGATGGTTCCTTGGCCTCTGGCTTCCGTTCTGCGGCCGTTTCTTCCCTCCCCCCTGCCACCTCCCGCCCCCTGACCAAATGAGCGACCCTAAGCCCTTCGACCCCTTCGACCCCATCTCCGCCGCCATGGGGGCCTTGCACGGCCAGAACCTCCTCGCGGCCAAGGACGCCCGCATCAAGCAGCTCGAAGAGCGCCTCGAGGGCATGCGCGAGGCCGGCGACCAACTCTGGTACTGCGTGCGCCATGCGCAGCGCATCGACGCCGACGAGCTCATCGAGGCCATCGAGGACTGGCAGGAGGCCCGCAACCATGGATAACTCTGCCTGGCTCAACCGTGACCCTAACGAACTTGGAAGCCTTGTTCGCAAGGAAATCGCCCTCTATTGGTTCAATGAGGCAACCCGTTTGCAGGCTGAACTTACACGGCTACGCAAAGCAGGAGACGATATGTCCGAAGGCATTATGAAATCTCGTCATGACCTTAGGGAATTACGCAGTAACTGGGAAAACAGCCGGATTGATTGGCACGGAGAAGACCCCTCCCATGGCTGACCTCCCCAAGGGCATCGAGAAGATCGCCACGACCATCCGCGGCCAGTACGCCCTGCTCCTGCTGCTGGACGGCTACCCCTACGTCGAGATGACCGCCCGCAAACACGCCGACTTCCTCTCCGACCTGAACGCCTGGAAGCGCAAGACCTACCCGTCCCTCTCCCGCTCCGTCGTCCGCTTCTTTACCCTAGCACCGACGGGGGAAGTAAAAGAGATTACCTTCACCAAATGACCAACCGCGAATACCTGAGGAACATCCTCGGCCAGTTAGCCGGCGAAGTCGCCGCCCTCCGCCCGACCCCTGAAGACTCCGTGACCCTTGCCGGCTCCGATCTGATGCAACTCCAGATCGCCATCAATGAGGCCGCCACCGAGCTCGAGCGCCTGGACGCCGAGAACATCGAGGAGGCCTACCACCTCAAGCCCGTCTACGACCGCATCAAGGCCGTCATCGCCCACGAGCGCGTCCTCCGCAATCAGCTCGACCGCGTGGCCCTAGCCGCCGACAACGCCATCGACCTCTGCAACCTCCTCTCGGCGCACGTCGAAGAGCACGGCCCGACCGACGACGACGCGAACCTCTGATGCTCACCTTCCTCATCGGACTGGTCGTCGGTTTCTGCATAAGAACCGCGATTGATTTCGATGAAGATAATAACCAATAATTTCCCACCATGCCACAAATCCACGACCGCAAAGAATACCGCGCCTTCCCGGCGCTGAACCAGTCCGCCGCCAAGCATCTCCTGACCTCGCCGGCGCACTATCAGGCCTACATCAACACGCCCCAGGAAGAGACGAAGGCCCTTCGCTTTGGAACCTTCGTTCACGCCGCGATCCTCGAGCCTCACACGCTGAACGACCTCTACGCGACCGCCCCGGAGGTCGACCGCCGAACGAAGGAAGGCAAGGAGACCTGGGCCGCCTTCTCCACGGCCAACGTCGGCAAGACCATCCTCGACGCGGAAGAGTCCGCCATGGGCCACCTCGTCGCCTCGTCCGCCCGTTTCACCCTCAAGCGCCTCGGCGTGGAGTTCGACGCGACCGAGGTCATGTATCACGTCGACTACAACGGCGTCCCGCTGAAGGCCGCCATCGACGGCGTGGCCGGCGACTACCTCTGGGACATCAAGACCACCGACGACGCTTCGGCTGCGGGCATGCTCAAGGCCATCCGCAACTACCGCTACAACCTCCAGGCATACTGGTACCGCCTCGTCTATGAGCTCGCGACGGGCAAACGCCCCCTCGGCTTCCGCTTCCTCTTCGTCGAGAAGGAGCCTCCCTTCGCCTGTGCGATCTGTGAGGTCGGCCCTGAGCTGATGTCCTGGGCCATCGCCGACTTCGAGAAGGCGCTGACGACCTACAAGGCCTGCACCGAGTCCGGCGTCTGGCCCGCCTACCCGGACGACATCCAGGTCATCGACGTGAAGACCACGACCACCGCCGCTCCCATCACCTTCGCCTAACACATGAGCACCCCGAACCAAGACCGCCAGCCCCTTAAGTCCATCGAGACCGCGGGGACGTATAAACTCAAACTCATCAAGCCCGCCTTCGACAAGATCCGCGCGTGGGAAGACGGCACCGTCTCCTGTCGCCTCTTCTTCCTCGACGATCAGGGCAACTGCCTGTCGAAGTCCTTCTCCTCGAAGTGGGGCAAGCCCCTTGCGATGCTCGTCGGCAAGTTCTCCGGCAAGTTCACCGAAGAGATCCGCCTGGACGCGACTCCCGCTGAGTTCCTCGAATACATCACCCCGGCCTGCGGCAAGACGTGCCTTATCGGCGTCGAGGCCACGCCCTCCGGCGAGTATAACGGCAAGCCCCAGTTCAAGTACAAGCTGACGTATCCCAAGGGCAGCCAGAAGCCCGTCGTCAACGACCTCCCCGGCCCTGACGAGGTTCCCTACTGATGCACAACCTCGCCAAGATCCGCGAGGCCCTGGTCGAGGCGCTGCTCAAGGCGCCCGACCTCAGCCTCCGCCGCGTGCGCCGTAAACTCGGCATCTCCGGGCGACAGACCCGCATCGCGTCACGCATCGCCAAGGCACGGCGCAACGCCCAAGCCGAATGAGCAACATGTCCGCCCCGACCCTTGTCCTGATCTCCGGCTTCGCAAGGGCGGGGAAGGACACCCTCGCCACGGGCATCCTCGAATGGGCACGGCGCCCGTCCCGTAAGACGAACTTCGCCGACTACCTCAAGGACGCCGCGAACGACTACCTCCTCTCCCTCAACCTGGAGGGCAACTTCCATAACGAGGAGTTCAAGGTAAGGCACCGCGACTTCCTCGTGGCCGCCGGCAAACTCGCCCGCTCCCTCGACGTCGACATCTTCGCGAAGAACCTCGCGCAGTTCTGCCCCATCCGCATGTCCCCCGACGAGCTAGCCCCAGAGACCGTCGTCTGCTCCGACCTTAGGTATGCGAACGAGGTCGCCGTCTGCGAGGATACGCTGCACGACCTCGGCTGGCGCGTGCGCACGATCTACGTCGCCACCGCCGGCGTCGGCCCGGCCAACCAGGAGGAGCTCGACAGCATCTGCGAGATACGCGAGAAGCACGCCTTCGACCTCGAACTGACCTTCGCGCCTAACTCCCGCAACACGATCATGCAGGAGGGCCGCTACATCGCGAAGGCATGGAAGCTCTAGACCCTGACACCGTCGCCTGGGGCAAGCGCATCGGCATCTCGCCCGAGCGCCTCGCCTTCCTCGCGGCCTGCCCGAAGTACACCCGTACCGGGCGGAACGACAAGCCCGCCTACATCAAGACCGAGAACCCGAACCACCACCTCCAGAAGCTCGGCGACTGCTGGTGGCTGCGCATCCGTCGGCGCAAGACGAATATCGTCCACAACCTGGGCAAGGATCTCGAGACGGCCCGCAAGCACCGCGACGAGATGCTCGCGGCCTACGACTCCGGCAAGCCCATCCCT